TTTTTTTTATTTTATTTTTTCCAATTTTTTTCTTGACAACTTTTTTTAATATTTTACTTGACAGGGTGTTGTTACGTAGTATATGTAAGAACCTTCGTAAGTCGTTGGTACTCAACGAGTTACGCAGCGCGGGCGGGGCATTCGGCGTAAGTCATTGACTGTCAACAAGTTACAGCGATTCTATAATGCTCGATAACCGCCCTCAGCGAACTATAGAATTTTGCATAATTGCCTTTTACCACCCTCAGAGAATTATAGTAATTATAACAAAACACCCTACCCAGTTTCTGAAAAAAAAAATTAGATAATACTGTAAAAACTAGAGGGGGGAGTGCGATATCAAAAAGTAAACGACCATACCCCACCCCTTTTCTCGGCGCGTGGTTGGGGCCAAAGGTTTTACTATCTTTTGTTTAAAAAAAATATACCAAGTGTAATATAAACAAATGAGTTTATCATATTCTAATCTGCCTGTATATGTGGGAGGCGCAAATTCAAGCACTATTGGCGAAGCAACCAGATATGTTGCGGCTACTGACGCTACCGTTTCTTTTAGCGCAAGCGCTGGTGCTAAAAGAAATTTAGGGAAAAGCATTGATACTGATGACCAATTTAAATTCCAGGGTCCACGGACTGCCAATATATCATTTAAATTTATATTAGACACTACTTTTGGGGCAACACATAATCAATTTTTGAATGATGCAAACCAATCTGCCTTCTTTCCTGTTGAAATTGGCAATAATCTTTATAAAAATACTTATTTAAGTAATTATTCTGTTTCTATTAGTCCGTTTCAACCTGTTACAGTTGCCGCTAATTTTGTATCAATGAATCCTCCCAGTGGTGATGCTATAAAGCAAGATACAGCTCCTTATGGTGGGGGTGATATTCCTTTTAATTCTGATGGAGTGATATATGGATATACCTGTAGCGTGACCAATATGGATGATGTGGTTGGCAATGTTCAATCTCAAATAAATTATACAAAAGAATATAACCGCGCCCCAGTTTATACTTTAGGTAATACAAATGCTGAAACCATGCTATTGAACTCAGTTGAGTCATCAATGAACATTACATCTACTGGGTTAGAGAATTCTATTGATTATAGTGGTGATAAGCTTGCTAGTAATGTCTCTGTTGGTTTACAGGATATTGATGGTACTGCTTATCCACATATAGCAAGTTTAACAATGGCCGCTGGTTCTAGAGTCCTTACAGAGAATTATAGTGTTAATGGTGGAGATACAGTAGCAACAACAGCAGAAATAAGACAAATAGACTTGTAAAAATTTCAAAACTTATATACAAAAGTGTAAATAAGATAAATGCCCCGAAAAAAAGCGAATCAGTCGTCTAACCCTTTTGGTCTCAACTCTCAGATATATTCTATCAACTTTAAACAGAGAGGGTTTAATTTTAGCAAAAAACAACAAGAGCTACTCAGCTGCATTTTAAAAGAAGAGACAAAGATTATATTTGTTTCTGGTCCAGCAGGTTCGAGTAAAACTTACATGTCTGTTTACGGTTGCTTGCAACTTATGGCAAAGGATTTTGAAAAAGACTTAATTTACATAAGAAGTATAGCTGAAAGTGCTGATAAGGGTTTAGGTAGTCTCCCAGGGGATATATCAGATAAATTTGATCCATTTTTAATGCCTCTATATGACAAGTTAGATGAAATGGTACATGAAGGAGATACAGCTTACATGAAGCAAACAGAAAGAATATCTGCTGTACCTATAAACTTCTTACGAGGTGCTAATTGGAACAATAAATTTATTGTAGCTGATGAAGCTCAAAACTTTACATTCAAAGAATTAACAACCCTGATAACTAGAATAGGAGAAAACACAAAACTTATTATCTGTGGCGACTTTATGCAGAGCGATATAAATGGTCGCAGTGGATTTGAAGAAATGTTTAACGTATTCAACTGCGAAGAATCTTTAGAACAAGGCATAAGTTCTTTCAAATTTACGAATAGAGATATAGTAAGAAGTAAAATTTTAAAATATATTGTTTCTAAAATAGAAAACTATAGGAAAAAGTAATATTATATATAACAAGGCAACAGTCTAAGCGACAGCGGCCTACAGCTTTTTAAAAAGAAGACAACGATCTTGTTATTTTAGTGTAATTAAAATAGAAAAAAACATTTTTAATTATATAAATATATAGCTATGAGCCATTTGTTCTGTCCTAATTGTGGTAGTAAAATAGAATACGCACATTCAAAACCAAATTTTTGTGGTAGTTGCGGTAATCCCTTAAATACTAGTATTGCAACTAATACAGCTTCGTCAAAAGACACAGTAATTGAATCTGTTGATTTTGGAGAAGATGAAACTTCTTCAGCTTCTATTCCAAATATAGATAAGATACAAGTTGAATTTTCAGCTGAGGCTAACAATACTTTTACTCTAGGTTCATTAGCAGGAAAAAACACTCCTCCAAGCTTTTCAAAAGGCAGGGGTAGTAAATCTGTTGATGAATTCTTGGATGAAAAAGGACGGGGATAAAAAAAGATATGAGGATTGTTCTGAAATAATAGATCAAGCAATTAAAAAACAAAGATACAAATGGCGACTCAACGCCATTAGGTGGTTTGACTTCGAGGATGTAGAGCAAATCATCAAAAGCCACATTGCAAAGAAGTGGCACATGTGGGATCAATCTCGCGCTCTTGAGCCATGGATAGGTAGAATCATTTCTAACCAAATTCGTAACTTACTTAGAAACCATTACGGTAATTATACAAATCCATGCCCATCTTATCATTTAGACGATCATGACCAAGACAATTGTGAAATTTGTTGCAAATGGAAAAAATCTAAAAAAATAGGTTTAGAAATAAAAATTCCTCTATCGATAGAAGATTTCAGTAAAGAGATACAAAGCAAAGAGGATAAGGACTTTGATTTTCAAAGATCTTTAAATCGATTGGATACAAAGATGAAGGCCAGGCTTTCTGAAATTCATTATGTAGCTTACCGCATGTTGTACTTTGAAAAAAAGACAGAAGAAGATGTAGCTAAATATATGGGTTATAAAATATCCCCCGAAAAAAATAAACTAGGTTACCGCCAAGTAAAAAATTTAAAGAAAAAGTTCTTACAACTGGCTATGGAAATACTGAGAGAGAACGATATTATTAATGATGGAACTGGATGAAGAAAAAAAGCAGTTTTTATTAGAAAATAGTGCAAAGATAACTAACCTGATAGATTTAACCCGCCAATGTTTCGATGATGAAGAATTGGACGGAAGATCTAAGGAGGGTCGGGCTGTACGCAAATTTTTGGTAGAAAATTCAATAAATTTTAAAACTACCGCAACTTCTAGAACGGAAGACATAAATTTAACAGAGCAACAAAAAAACTTCATTTTAGAGCAAGCTGAAAGTGGTTTGTCTTCATTGGAGATAGCTAAAATAATTTTTCCTGAAAAAAATGTAAAATCATTAAGTAATGAGCAAAGAACAGTTTTGGCTTTTATTAGAGATGTAAATCCAGACATAATTCCATCTCAAGATGGAGCTGCATTACATTCATACATTTCACCGAAGTCTCCGAGTCGAATCATCAAAAAAATCAATGATGCCACAGGTTTAAACTTAGATGAGTCAAAATTAAACAGGCAAAAGCAAATTTGTGTTGAAAGGTTGGGAGTAAATCTTAGCAATTCAAGATTTTTAAAAATAATTAATAATTATTTAAATCAAGAAGACAGGAATCTTTTTGAACATGAGTTTACAAGATTAACCTGGGACAAACCTGATTTAACAGCGGATGAGTTAAATTTATATCTTAATGTTTGTAAGGAGGTTATAAACCTTGAGGTTGTTAGTTCGCATTTAAACAAGCTTAACGACATGTTTGATATTGCCGATGATCAAACAGAGATGAGCGTCAGGTTAGCTGAAATTATAAAGGCAAAATCTGGAGAGTACCATCAGTGTGAGACTAGAATAGAAAATCTTACAAAAAAACTCCAGGGCGACAGAGCTGAGAGGATGAAGAAGAATCAAAAGGAGAATGCATCCTTTTTGTCTATAGTTCAGTTATTTCAAGAGGAAGAGGAAAGAAAAACAATGGTCCGTATTGCAGAAATGCAAAAACAAGCAATCAAAAAAGAAGCGGAACGTTTAGAGGGTTTGGCAGAGTGGAAGGCTAGAGTTTTAGGAATATCACAAGAAGATGTCATTTAAATGCAAAGAATGCGGTGAAAGTTTTACTTCTTTAAGAAGTTTGCATGCACATGTAAAAAAGCACGATATGGTGCTAGGAGATTACTACGTTAAAAATTACGCAAGGAAAGACAAGCTAACAGGCGATCTCATACCATTTAAAAATTACAAACAATATTTCAGGACTTATTTCCTTAACAGTGACAATATGCTTAAGTGGTGCGACGCTGCACCAAAGCGCCGCCCGACGTTTATTTAAAAACCGCAGGTTTACCAGACGTAGACATATACAAAAGGCTTTTCGGTAGTTACAGCAAAGCATGTCAAACAATTGACTTAGAACCGATGCTGTCGCGGCAGCTACCAACTACATTTTATAATGATTATACATCAACCCGTGTACTTATAGACACAAGAGAACAACAACCGTTAAATTTCAAAAATAGTAGAGTTTTGAAATTGGATGTTGGGGATTACGGGGTTATGGGTTCAGATTATTCATATACATTTGTAGATCGTAAATCTTACCAGGATTTTTGCTCTACCGTAACAAACGGCTACAATAGATTCGTCAAAGAGTTAGAAAGATGTAAATCTTTAGGATGCTTTCTGTTTATAGTGGTTGAGGCCGCGTTCCATGAAATGGAGGATGAGAATAAAAAATCATTTAAAAAATTTAAATTGGACTATGTGTTTCATCAAATGAGAGAAATACAGGCTGAGTACTCAGACTGTTGTCAGTTTGTGTTTAGTGGGTCTAGAGAAAATAGTGAATTAATTATACCTAAATTATTAGTATTGGGATCGAAACTTTGGTTGGTAGATGTACAATATTTTTGGGATAAACATATTAAAGAAAATGGCTTGGGAAACAGGATTACAAAAACTAAGAAGAGAGTACAAAGATATAAACCAGCAGCTAGTAGAAAAAGAGGGTTTTTTGGATGAAGCAGAAGCTAAACTGCTTTTATACAAATTTTTAAGAGAGAATCCATCTTTTGCTACTGAGTTGTTTACAGGGGTAAAACTTTTCCCATTTCAACATATGGCGATAAAGGCCATGATGGAGTCTGATTACTTTTTGGGCATATGGAGCCGTGGAATGTCCAAAAGCTTCTCTACGGCTATTTTCGCGCTCTTAGATGCTATTCTACATCAAGGTGTTCAGATAGGCATATTATCTAAGTCATTTAGGCAATCTAAAATGATTTTCAAAAAAATCGAAGATATTGCCAAAAGCCCTAAAGCTACATTTTTTTCTCAATGTATAACTAGAACTTCTAAGATGAATGATGAGTGGGTTATGGAGATAGGAAGGAGTAGCATAAGAGCATTGCCTCTTGGGGATGGAGAAAAGCTCAGGGGTTTTCGTTTTCAAAGAATGATCATTGATGAGTTATTACTCATGCCTGAAAAAATATTCAATGAGGTTATAATGCCATTTTTGTCTGTTGTAGATAATCCGACAGAAAGACAAGAGGTTTACGATTTAGAAAGCGAAATGATCAAACAGGGTAAAATGACAGAGGAGGAGAGGAAAGTTTGGCCTAATAACAAAATAATAGGTTTGTCTTCTGCTTCTTACAAGTTCGAGTATTTATATAAACTGTATCAGCAATATGAAAATTTAATCTTAAACAAAAACACTCAAGATGGGGCGCATAGAACAATAATGCATTTTAGTTATGATTGCGCTCCAGAGCAGTTATATGATCAAAATCTTATAAATCAATCTAAAGCAACTATGAGTGATTCTCAGTTTGATCGAGAGTTTGGGGCTGTATTTACAGATGATAGTTCTGGTTACTTTAAAGTTAGTAAGATGGCTGAATGCACGATACCTGATGGTGAGGGGCAGTCTGTTGAAGTGATAGGAAATCACAATGATGAGTATATCTTAGCTTTTGACCCATCTTGGTCGGAAAGTGAAAGCTCTGACGATTTTGCTATTTTGTTAATAAAATTAAACAAAGACTTAAAAAAAGGTACTGTCGTTCACAGTTACGCTATGTCTGGAGCTAATTTAAAAACTCACATAAAATACATGTCTTATTTATTAACACACTTTAATATTGTGGCTGTTGTGGGGGATTACAATGGAGGCGTTCAGTTTATGAACTCATGTAATGAAAGTACAATATTTAAAGACCTTAATTTAAGATTGGATACAATAGAAGCAGATTTAGATAAAATAGTTGATTATGATAAAAACTTAAGGAGAGTAAAGAACCAATACAATAAAAGTTCAAGAACATTTGTGTTTTTAAGAAAGCCTAGTTCTCCGTGGATCAGAGCGGCAAATGAATCTTTGCAATCAGCTTTCGATCATAAAAAAATATATTTTGCTGGGGCGGCTATGAATGATGATTATAACATTCAAAGGAAATCTAGAATACCAATAAAAAATTTAAAATTCATAAGAAACGATTCTAATACTGATGGCTCTCCTGGAGCTAGAATGATTGATTTAGTTGAGCATCAAAAGGACATGATGGACTTAATAAAAGTTCAATGTGCTTTAATTCAGATTACTACTTCTGTTCAAGGCACTCAGAGTTTTGATTTGCCTCCGAACTTAAGAAAACAAAAAGGAGCCGATAAAGCAAGAAAAGACTCTTACTCCGCTTTAATTTTGGCTAATTGGATGATGAATGTTTTTTATGACATGGAAGCTTTTGATGGGAACCATAGCCAAGAAACTTTCACTCCAATGTTTATTTCTTAACTTTTAAAAGTTGAAAGTTAACTTTGAGGTGTAATATCATTTATTAATATGGCTAAAAGAAAATATACAAAACGTTCTGATTATTGGGATAAATTTAATAAAAAAACCGAGACGTATGTGCCTATTGGTGAAAATGGAGAAGTTCAGCCTGATTTGTTAGGAGAGCCATTTTATACATCGGACGCTTCTTATAAAGAGATCTCAGAAGCCAGAAGGCAATCTACAAGCACTAGCGCATTTAGTGGTACTAGAAAAAATAGATCTGCTTTTGTAAATTTAAAGGATAGATTTTCCAGTATTGATGTAGGGCTTTTGCCATATGATTATGCAGCAGACGGCATAGATCTCAGAGACACAATAGAATTATGTCAAAAAGCTTATGCAAATGTAGCTGTATTTAGAAACGCTATAGATATAATGTCTGAGTTTACTAATACAGACTTGTATTTAGAAGGAGGGACTAAAAAGAGCAGAGAGTTTTTCTACAAGTGGTTTAAAAGGGTAAATATATTATCAATTAAAGATCAATACTTCAGAGAGTACTACAGAAGTGGAAATGTATTTTTATACAGGGTTGATGGAAAATTTAAAGCTGATGATTATGCCAAATTAATGAATCAAGTAGGCTCTATAAATCCTTCACAAAATAAAGTTCCTATTAGATATATTTTACTTAATCCGTATGACATAGTGGCTAAAAGAGCTACGACGTTTTCTAAAGGGGCTTATGAAAAAGTTTTATCTGAGTATGAGTTAGCTAGATTACAAAACCCCCAAACAGACGAAGATTTAGAGCTTTTCC